CTTAAAACTTCATTAATAATCTGTCTAATTTCTTTTTCTTTCGCTTCTATTTCTCTTTCGCGAGCAACAGTTTTTATTAGTGCTCCTTCTGCAATAGTGGCTATACCTAAACATATTCCCTGTGTGAAGAAACCTGAAATAAATGAAGTAATAGAATAGAAAATGCCCAATATGTTGATTTCTGAATGATAGCTTTTTTCTATACTCCACAATGGAATAAAAGATAATGCTCCAATAATTCCCAATATGAGCATTAAAGTTGCCATACCTCTAAGCGTTTTTATTCCGCTTCCCTTATAATCCATTTCTGTTAATTCTGTACGTTTCATAGTAGTTAAATTTGTAATTAATAATTGAATTGTTTTTTATTCTTCTTTAGAAATAAAGAATACATCTGCGTGATTATTAGAGCGGTTTACCATAAGCATTCCGCAGTCAAGTTGAGGATAATTTAAATCCACGTTTTTACACTAACAACCCCAACGACTAAAGCCCAATCGTAGACCTCATTTATAGGGATATCATAAGGCTTATAACCTTCGTCTTTATTAAAAGGAACACATGTTATATAACCTTCTTGATCTGATTGCTCTATTTCCTTAATCATTATTCCGTCGTAGGTTGCAAGTGCATAGACTTCGCCCCAACGAATGTGGGAACGACTCCTTACAATTCGACAGCCTACTATGTCACGATCATTTATACTGCGTTCGGGAACACTACGGTTTATCATGCTTCGTCCACCTGCACGTATTGTAAAATCACATCCCGGCATGTCTGGAATAATGTATCTTTCACAGTTATCTTTCATTATGGCAGAAGAAAAACCGTTAGGGAGTCCGCATGATGCTGTTACTATATCTATGTGCGGTATAGCTTTTCCGGCTAGTTCTTCGTAATGAGGGGTGCAGTTGCTATTGTCTTGGCTATCTTCTTGCTTTTTATCTGCTTGAATATTTTCTCCGCTTATTAACCATTCTACACTAACTCCTAAATATTCAGCTAGGATAGAAATATTACCTATGTTAGGTTTTGTTCCATTTAGGTAGTTTAGTACTGATACCTTAGATACTTTAGTGTCTCTACCTATAGCATAAGGCGTTACTCCCTTATTTTCAATGGCTATTTTTAATCTATCTTTAAACTCCATAGCGTGTGTGTTAATAAATGTTGTTATAGGAAATAATTATTTCCTATTTAGGTTGTAGGAAATAAAAGTTTCCTATCTTTGTCGCATCAAAGTTAATCAATCAATCAACAATAACAAATTAAAAGATAGGAAATATGAAGTTAAATCAAACAGAAACAGAATTGCTGTTGGCTATTATTAATGGTACAGCTGATAAGCTAAAGAGAAATAACCGCCTTGAAGATGCTGTAAATAGTCTTAAAGAAAAAGGGTTTCTAAGGTGTAATAAGTATCACATGTTAGAGGTAGCCTTGTGCGATGATTATTTCAAACAGAGAGGTTATATGTAAGTTTTAATTCGGTAGTCTTCGGGCTACCATAATAAAAAAAGCATGGAAATTTCAACAACAATAAAACCGACGCTTCAAGCGATGAAAGTAGGTGACGAAAAGTTCTTTCCCCTAAGCAAAAGACGCTCTGTTAGAACTATTGCCTCCGACCTAAAGACTGATTTCGGATTAGTCTTTAAAACAGAGAAAAGAGATGATTTGATAATTGTAAAACGCAATAAATAAACATGATGGAAGCAATTCAATTTGACAGGTATCAAACAGTTTTGAGAGCCGCGCAATATATGACTCTCAGTAAAAATCAGGCGCAAATATTAGTAGGTGGACAAAGACGACTTGAACGGCTTGTTTCTACAGGAATGATAAGAGCACGTAAAACAACCGACAAACAGAACGGGCGTTGGGAGTGCAACGGTGCTGATGTAGTAAGATACACGATAGACCCTGATAAACATTAAATCAATATAATCATGCTAACACTCAAACAAAGTCCGATTGCAGTAATCGGCATGTTGTTAACCTGTTCACTGGCAGACGGTGAACCCGAACCGGGAAAACTCATTATTGCGCTCTGTGTGCTTGTATTAACTGTTCTGTATGTGCTTGCCTGCACGTACGTAAATCAAAGGAGATATGAAAGAAGAAATCAAATGTAGGCATTGCGCCGACTGCAATAAGGTGATGATACCGGGTGATGGCGTAGAAGTGGACACCGAAGTAGTAGAGCACGGACAGCATAAAACGGAAACTATAACAGTATGCCGAGAATGCTATAAAGCTCTGTATAAAGAGGACTACATGAGCGAACTTTATTTTTATGAGTTCGGAATGCTAGATACGATGGATAAACCAATTCAATTATAAATAGTAATAAGTAAAAATATGAAAGTGATAAAATGCAAACAGTGCGGTATTGAGATTAAAGGAGGTTTTTACAATACGCCTAATGGCGTTTTCTGTCCCGACTGCTGGGAGAAGAAGCCGAAGGAAGTAAAAGACAAGGCATTATCAGACGTGTTGAAGGGGATGGCGATGCTCGGTAAAATGGTTAGTGAATAATTCAAATATAAAAAGATATGAATAAAGAGCAATTAACTAGAGCTAACGAATTAGCCGAAAGAATAGAAAAATTAGAAACTCAGTTGGTGGGGTGGAAACATGTTGCTGGTTTAAGAACAACTGTGCTACGTTGTTCCCTAATCAACAGTAACCAGTTGATTGAATTGTCAGCTGAGAATATAGATATTCAAATTGTTCGCGCTTTGGCTATTAACAAAATTGAAACTGAATTAGAAGCATTAAAAGTTGAATTTGATAATTTATAATCATGGAACATCTAACACACTGGAAAAACCAGTTCAATTATGATTATTTGGGCGCGTATTCCCTGCCAGATGGAAAGGATATTATACTAACCCTTAAAGAGACTAAAAAGGAGATGGTAACGGGCACAAATGGGCAAAAAAGTGAATGCTTTGTCGCTTATTTCCATGAGAACGCGAAACCTATGATTCTGAATAAGACGAATTGCAAAACAATAGAGAAGCTGTTCAATACGCCCAATATCGAAGAATGGGTAAACAAGCAGATACAAATAGGTTCTACCCGTATCAATGCTTTCGGAGAAATGACAGACTGTTTGCGCGTTCGCCCGTTTGCTCCGAAACTATCAGAAGAACGCCCGACGGTTCAAACTGGTTCGGTGATATGGAAAAATATATTGGACGGGCTAGCAGGCGGGTACACTGTGACGCAAGTACTGACAAAGTATAAACTTACTAAAGAACAAATTAAAGAATTGCAGAAATATGAAATCAGTAGTAATTAAATCACCCGAACAGAAGGAATACGCTTGGAAAGCAAAGCGACACGGGAAAATAACATCATCCACTTTGCCCGATCTAATGAAAGCTGGTAAAGGTACACCCTACGGTAAGGCGTTTTTTGACGCGTTGTATCTCGTAAGATACGAGCGTAGAACTGGAATAACGCGCGAAAATGGCGTATGCAAGGCGTTCGATTGGGGGCATGAAAATGAACCGTTGGCGGTGGAGTGGGTAAGGGGTCAGTTAATAGATGAAGTGAAGTCCTGTACTACTGACTTTCCCGACATAGTGTTCAATGAACCCTTTGCGGGCTTTGGAGATAGCCCCGATTTCTATGTATATGGTTTAGATGGCACGGTAAAAGCATTAGGCGAAATAAAGTGCCCAATGAGTCAAGGTAAAATTGAAACCCTGCAATTCCTTAACGAGATAACGGAGAAAGACGAATACTATTGGCAGTTCCTAGGTCACTTCGTTGGTATGCCGGATGTAGATGTATTGTACTATGTCATATATGACGGGTACACCAATAACGGGCGCATAATTGAGATGCACAGGGCAGATCATGAGGCGAACATTCAGAAACTGGCAGACCGTATTAGGTTTGCTGATATTCTTGTATTCTGTTCTTTGAAAACAGGTTTGGATTTTCCCCAATGTATAGAACTGGCTACAGTTGTTTTCCCGCTTCGTGTTCAAATAGAAGGTCTAAAACTGATTACTAAGGGAAATGTTCCGGTACAGAATCAAATACGCAAATTAAACAAAGAAATACAAAAGATTATAGCTGATAAAAAGGCTTATTCACAACACACTATTAATTAATATTTAAAACTAAAAATTATGTTATACACTTGGTTTGAAAGCAAAGTCCGTTACGGAAAGACAATGGAAAACGGAAAAGATAAAAAGGTAGTTGAACCTTACTTGGTTGATGCGCTATCTTTCACAGAGGCAGAAGCCCGTACAATCGAAGAAGTAACCCCGTTTATTTCAGGTGAGTTTTCCATCATGTCAATTAAACGCGTTGGATATGATGAAACCTTTTTAGACGGTGGAGATCGCTTCTTTAAATGTCGCCTTGCATTTATCACGCTGGACGAAAAGACGGCAGCAGAAAAGAAAACAAAGTCTAATATTCTTGTACAGGCTGACAACTTGCAGGAAGCGAAAGACAAGGTGGTAGAGCAAATGAAAACTACAATGGCAGACTACACTATAGAAATGGTGAAAGAAACCGATATTATGGACGTTTACCCGTATTCGGTTAAAGAGAAAGAGGCATCCGGCAAATAAGACACGAAAGTGGGGGTTCCTAAAATGGAAACCCCCTACTTTCTAAAAAAACGATGAAGATGGCAAAGTATAATAATATCAAGTACAAAGGTTATGATTCAAAGAGGGAATATTACAGGGCGCAAGAACTGAAACTACTAGAGAAGAAAGGAGTTATTTCCGATCTACAGGAACAGGTAAAATTTGAGCTAATTCCATCGCAACGTGATAATAATGGCAAAGGTAAAGTCGTAGAGCGTTCAGTTTGCTATAGGGCTGATTTTCAGTATTTGCGTGATGGTGTATTAGTGGTAGAAGATAGTAAGGGGATGAGAACGAAAGAGTATATCATCAAACGAAAGCTGATGCTGTACATGTACGGAATTAAAATAAACGAGGTGTAGAGATGGCAAAGAAAAGTGCGATAATAGGAAATTGCAGGACTTGTAAGAAAGCCGGGATAGAAAAAGACTTTATGTGTTTTTGCTCTGCTTATAAAACATACAAGTCGATAGGGGTTAGGGTTTGTCCCTTATATCTCAAAAAGTAACGGAAGGTTAATTATGCGTGAAAGTTTTGTGTTTTATAGAAGTTTCTACGATGCTATCAAAGATTTGCCTAGAGATGTTCAGGGTGAGATTTACACGGCTATAATGGAGTATAGCCTATACGGTAAGGAAACTGAAAATCTAAAGCCTATAGCTCGTAGCGTGTTTACGCTGATGAAACCGCAAATAGACGTGAATAATAAACGGTTTGAAAATGGAAAAAGAGGCGGTAGACCCAAAAGCGAAGATAAACCAAAGGGAAACCAAAACGAAACCAAAGACGAACCAAAAAATAACCAAAAAATAACCAAAGACGAACCTAATGTAAATGTAAATGATAATGTTAATGTATATACAGAAAATACTACTAACGTAGTATCAAAGAAGGACGCGGCTAAAGCCGCTACGCTCAAACGAAAAGAAGAGTTTAGAGCCTCTTTGTCTGAGTTTGAAAATAACTATCACGCTTCTACGCTATCCGCCTTCTTCAACTATTGGAGCGAGCTAAACAAATCGGGAACCAAAATGCTTTTTGAAATGAAACCGACTTGGGAACTATCAAAACGTCTTGCTACATGGGCGAGCCGGGAGAGAACACAACGCCCCAATACAGACACGGGAACGGTCTTGCTAGATAATTCGCAATCAAAATACAATGAAACGTTATGGTAAACACTATAGAGCATTTGATAAAGGACATTGGTTTTAACCCTATTCCGAATACGGTTAAAATCTCAACTGCAAAAACTCCGGCTGATGCAAAATTACAGTTATGGAGGGGAATTATGTTCTTTACCGACAAAAGAGCGTCATGGCAACCCGAATACGGTAATGTAGCAGACTGGCTCGTAGACAACAAAGGACGCGGCTTGCTTTGCCTGGGAAATTGCGGACGTGGAAAGACGCTTATCTGCGGCAAGATAATTCCGATTTTATTAAATCATTTCTGCAACAAGGTTGTATCATGCTACGACGCACAGCAACTGAATGCTAATTTAGACGCTGTGAAGCAAAAACACATCATTTATGTGGACGACATAGGGACGGAGTTTTTGAGCGTGAAATATGGCGAAAAAAGGCTGTCATTCGCTGAACTAGTAGACGAAGCCGAAAAGAAAGGGAAATTATTGATTATATCAACTAATTTATCACTATCTGAATTGCAACAGAAGTACGGAGAAAGGACGGTAGACCGATTACGGGCTATTACTACTCCGGTAGTGTTCAAGGGAGATAGCTTAAGAAAATAAGCCTATGAGAAGACATAAAACTAAGATGTACGGCAAAATTGTAGCCCGCATCGACTTAGACAATTTTAAACGGCTTTCGGAGATACGCGATAAATACGGGTTCAGTTCCAATTATGAGATCATACAATATCTTGTAGCCTGTTTCCTTCGCGTTGCAGACCCGGAACATGACGAAACGGAAGAACCCGTACCGGACGAAATAAAAGACATGTTCGCGGATTACTCAGAAGCGGAGAAGCATTTTGAATTTGTGAAACCAAAGCGGAAACTACCGCAATATAAGTTAGATGAAATACACGGACAGTTAAGATTATGGGAAAATTAAAGAAACTATCTAATGCAAACTATTTGCATGATGTTCCGGTACAATGTGCCGTTGTGAACAACAAAAACAGAGCCTATATTGATAGGTTTGTTTCAGAGAACTATAAACGCCTTAGCAATCAGTTTAAGGCTATAGGCAGAAATATTAATTCTAGTTGCTTCGGCAGTATGGATAAACTAAATGAAACGCTATATGCACTTTACATTGACCCGAAATTGAACTTTGAATGCTGGGACGAAGCAAATAGCTATATGCTGAACAAATTTACTGAGAAAGAAATGCGGGTCGCTGTGAAAAAGGTGAGTAAGAACGAAGAAGTGCAGGACAGTGAGAGTATTAACTAATAACTAATCAAACATGAACGAGAAAGAAGATTTTTTCTTTATGGTATATGTAGAGGGTGAACATACTCCGGCATATAAACACAGCGATCTGACAAGCGCAGAAACAGAGGCTAAACGATTAGCAGAATCTTTGAATAGAAAGGCTTATGTTCTTTGTTCTATCAAATCTTTTGAAGTAAATAAGTTTATGGTTAGAGATTGCCGTCCAGTGTTGGGCGATGATCTTCCGTTTTAATCAAATCTAATAAGAAATGAATACTCCAAAGTATTATTATCGCCGCCACATGGGTAGTTACAAGCTATATGAAGATAATGGCAACGGGACAGCGTCTAAGATTAATCAGCATTGGGATGAAGAAACCATACGCAAACAATGCTATGAGTTGAACGGATGGAAGTATAAACCGAAAAACAAATAATCATGTATCTAATAAACAGAATTGTATGTGTGTCTAATGATACACGATCTGCCTACAACGTAGCATTGCAGACAGAAGATTTAGAAAAAACGCGTGCAGAATTGATTAGCATGTATCAGTGTGAGAGAATCAACTTTGAATATACTGAACTAAAATAGAATATCAGATGACAAAAGGAAATTTAGAACAAGCCTCTGAAAAATACGCAGAACAAAGAGGTGCATATGAAGAGGGTTACGGTATTGAAACAACACTGGCTTTTGAAAGCGGTGCATGTTGGCAGCGAGAAGTAACGAGACAACATGCGGTAGAAGTATGCAAACAGATGTGTCCTTCTAAAGTGAGCCGCGGTTGTGCGAATCCACTACATAAAAGAGAAACGAAAACGACGCGTTGCGATGGTAATTGTGCACGCGTGAAATACTTTATTAATGGACTAGATAGACAAGAACTATGAGCCGAAATCCAATATACATAAAACTGATTAACTCTGCACGCTGGAAGAAACTCCGCGTGCAGAAACTAAAAGCTAACCCGGTTTGCGAAGAATGCGCCAAACGTGATGTTAGTACACTTGCAACCGAAATACACCACGTTACGCCAGTTGAAAGCGTTGTAGGTGTGGCGGCAATGGCAAGATTGATGTTTAACTGGATGAACTTGCAAAGTCTGTGTCATGCTTGCCATGCTGACATACACAAACGAGCGTTCAGCCACTCTAAAGAAGCAATTCAGGATAACAACAAACGAGCAACACAGCGTTTTGCAGATAAGTTCCTGAATGATACTAACGGTTATAAAGCTTCTTACATTATAACAGAAGAAATGTATTGATTTTTAGTGTGTTCTGAATTGCTTACAATCGCTCTTCCTCGATGAGAGGGGGGCGATTTTTTTTTGATAGGCGGGAAGGCTTTAAACCCACTCCCCCTAGTTTTTACACGCACGAAGTTTTTTTCAAACGGTGGGGTTCGTTGGGGGGTATTGTTTTATTTCGTTAAGTCATGCGCTACCAAACACTAAGGTTAAAATCTTATGTGCAAAAGTGTGTGTAAAATGAGTGATTTAGACGACATCAAAAATAAAATCCGCGATGCAATGACTTCGCAAGGTACGTACATTCCTGACTTGGATTTGTGTATAGAACTTTGTGCGGGTTCTTATATGGCGTTTCGGATTGCTCTTTCTGACATATCCAAAAAGAGAATGAAGTCTTTTGTAAAAGAGAAAACCCGCGAGGAAAACACGAAGCTTGTAGCACATCCGGCATTTAAAGTTTTATTTGATTCGTTGGAAGTGACTCGCAAACAGTTGCGTGAACTTGGTTTGACGTTACAGACTCTTTCAGTTTCAGAAGATGATGAGGTTAACGATTTTATTAATGAAGTGAATGGAGCCGGGGAACAGTAAATTGGTTGAATTAAAGCGGGCTACGGTTGCGAGGTTACAAGCGATAAACGTTTCTTCTTATCGTTTAGGCTTAACTGACGAACGATTGAACAGCTACGTTTGTGCATGTATAGATAATCCGGACAAACATAACCTGTATGAACTTTTAGCTATATCCCGCTTCTTTCACTTCCTAGACAAATATAATTTTAGAACACCGGAAGTAAAGAAATATATAGTATTCTATGAGAATTTGAAGTTTAGCGGGA